TAAATCACTTCTAGATATCATCTATATCTTCTCCTGTCTTGTGTTCTGACTGTTCTCGCTCAGAAGGAGTCATAGCACTTTCTGGACCAATCTTCATAGTTTCCCAATTGACTGTAGATGTGAACGAACGCATAGCGGCGGAACGCATTTTAGTACAATTAAATGTAATTGCTGCATCCTCTTGGTCATAAGTTTCAAGAGCATAAGCAGCATCTGCGGCATCTAATATACCTTTTGCAAAACGCGCTTCACCACTTGCGTCAGTTTGATATGGCGTTACAACAGTACATTCATACTCTTGTGCCATAGATTTGAGGGCTTTGCTCACCTCTATTTGTTCCGTCCAGTCATACTGTCCCATACGTGATGGTACAACGGATCGCTTAACCTGATTGATATAGTCTACAAGAACAACTGCGACATTGAGTGCTTTCACTTTCTTGTCCATTTCTGCTTTGATCTTTGCGAGGGTCAAAGCTGGATCATAAATAACATCAACCTGCTGAGTCGGGAGAAGCTCGCACGTTGTTGTAAGATTATGATGAAACTTCTCAAAGTCTCGATGTTCTTTGTATTCTTTCAATTTGTCTTGGCTATCCTTAAATCTGTTAGTCCACCATTCGGCAACAAGTTCCCATTCGAGAACACTTAGATTTTTTGTACGCAACCGTGAGAAAGGTACTCCTGTTGCAATAGAACAGACTCTTTGTAGAATGGATCGGCTATCCATCTCAATAGTGAAATACATAGCCGACTTTCCACCCTCAAATACGCTGTGAGCAATGTTTGCACAAGTAAGTGATTTACCAGCCCCGCGACGACCCCCGATAAGAACTAAGTCTTTCGGAGAGAACTGAATCTCACGGTCATAGTCTGCATTAAGACCAAGAGCTAGATACTTACTAATCTCATCATCATTTTCAAATAAAGCTATGCGTTGCATACTTTCTTGAGGTTCCTGTAAATCGACTTTCTTTTCAATATCGAGTACAATCTGATGTAGATGTGCAACTGACTCCTCTGCATCTTCAAAAGCTACAGAGTTATCAATATACGTTTCCAGAGAGTCAAGAACTTCTTTCTGCGTATATTCATTTTTGAGATACTGGAGAAGCATAAATGCATCTGCTTCTACTTCGACACTTTCGATTGCAAACAGTTTTTCTACTGTCGCAGGGTCACGTACCTCAAATTTTAAATCTTCAAAGGTAGGAAGTGTATGAAACTTATCACAGTGTTTATCTATCACACTAAAGATAGTATGATACTCACTAGGTAAATAATCTTTGCGAACAGACGTCCAGGTCTCAAAGTCCTGCAGCGTCAACACCTGCTTAATTAAAGCACTCGCAATATTCAACACTTCCCCCGAAGATAAATGAGGCAGGGTACGCGCTTACTAGCCACGTCCAAGCGTGCGGTTGAGGCTCCCTGTCACCAAAGAGCCGTACCTCATAATTTAATTTTAGCCTGCAGCTTTTTCTTTCTTTGCAGCACCATCGTAGTCTTCCGCAACAAGACCTCGACGAGTCAACATAGTTTTAACGCCACGGGCAGTTTTACCAATAGCTTCTGCAATTTCTTCAACAGTCATTGCAGAGATGTCACCTAGGTCTGCCAAAGGATCTTCTTTGGCGGAACCTTTTGTATGCTCTTGACGCGGAATCGCATCAATATCACCAGAGCGAAGTAGGCTAAGAGCCTTACCTCGTACTGAGTTTACTGAACGATCAAGCGCATCAGCAATCGCTTCAACGAAAGCACCATCATTTACCATTTCGATAAATGTGGCTTCTTCGTCTTCAGAGTATGTTCGGACTGCTTCTACCTTAGGAGCAGGCTTCACATGATCTGTCAACTCCATAGAAAGTATCTTTCCTTGAATTGACTTGGCAGAGAAAGCTCCGCCTTCAAAGTTTTCAGCGATTTGAGCATAAGTATACTCACCGCTATTGTCTTGCACAAATGTTGCAAGAGTTGCTTCCTGTGATTCTGAGAAAGCACGAGAGCTAGAAGCTGAAGCAAGTTCTACTTCATAGCCCATTTTCCTCAATTTGCTTGAAATTGAGCGAGTTGAAGTCTCAAGCTGATCTGCTGCTTCTGCAACTGTAGCTTGAGAGATAGGTGATTCGTCACCAACAAAATTGACAAGCTCGTCTGTTCGCTCGTCTGTCCACTTAGGCAATGCCATTCGTTTCTCCTAAAAAGTCTAATAAATTTTCGACTATTGTTACGCCAGACTCTCTGGCTTTGGTTGTTTTCTGGGACTCGACTCCGCTTTCATTAACCAGTATTGTTACGTCTTTCGTGACACTACTTTTAACTGTGTAGCCATGCTGTTCTAATGCTTCGGTTGCCTGAGCCTTGGTCTTAAAACTCTTCAACTTACCACTAATACAAACAACTCCCCCAGTCCTTACTTTAGGACTCTCAAAGGCAAAGCTGTGTGGAAGTTCAAGAAGAGGGTATTCTTCTTCAATCCAGTCTAACAAACTTTCAGTAGCTTTTGGACCAAGACCTGCTTTTGCACAACTATCTTCATTTATATCATGTATTGATTCGCATACTGCAGATAGTTTCTCTGAGGCTGTCTTACCTATGAGGCGAATACTGAAAGCTGCCAGTAATATATTTAATGGTGCTTTTACCGAGTTTTCTATTTCTGTAAACAATTTCTCTCCGAGCTTTTGTGATCCCAGTAGATCAACGATTTCGTACTCTGAGATTGCATAGATGTCATTTATAGATTCCAAAGCCAAATAATTGATTGCAGCTGGACCTAGACCCTTGATTTTAAGAGTCTTGGCAAAGTGTTCAATCTTCTTTGATGATTGGTCCCCACAAGATGAGCTACGGCAATACAAAAGAGGGAACGATAGTTCGAGCTTGTACCCACAACTTGGGCAAGTACTAGGCGCGGTAATCGTCTGCACAAAAAGGTCTCCTTTGAAATTGAAAAGATATTATATAAAAATTTAAGTTCGTTGTCAAGAATTATTTTTCGTCAACACGTCGCAAAATTCGAGGTATAATTTCACCACTGCGAATTACCTCCACTTTGCATCCGATTTCAAGATTTAACGATCTGATGTAATCTATATTATGGAGTGTAGCTTTCTGAACTACAGCATCCCCAATAGTTACAGGCTCAAGTATTCCTACAGGGCTTACGACCCCGCTCTTACCTACTTGCCACTTTACATCAATCAGTGTAGTTATTACTCCTTTCTTTACTTCCTTGAGAGCAAATGCTCCGCGAGGATGGTGTGCTGTGTATCCTAGAGCTTGAAACTTCTTATAATTATCTATACGATAAACTTCTCCATCTGTAGGATAAACTCCATCTTGTACATTTTGTACAGTTGCAAATCCTATAAAAAGAAGTTGTTGCATAGCACCTGTCCATGTTGAACAAGGACTCGGCTGTATATCATATGCAATGAAGTTAATATTTCTTTCTTCAAACTCTTCTTGGCTCTTCAAGTTAAGAGCACCCGCCGCATAATTTCTTGCATTAGGAATACGTGCAGGAGCAACTACTTCTCCTGTAATCTGGACTATATTACTACCTTCAAGACTAATCGTATTTGGTACAAGAAATTTAAGTTTTTCTGTAACATCTTTTCCAACCTTTCCATCACCACGAGTAAGTGCCTGTTTAAGTTCTCCGCCCACATAGAGAAGAGATACAGCAGCCCCGTCCAGTTTTGGACTATAAGCATAGGTATGGAGATCAAAGGTAGGTTTAGCGGTAAACTTTTGTAAAGAATACATCTTAAAATAATGAGGAGTGCCATCAGTAACCTGATAGCCTACATCATGAAATTTATATACAGAAGCTAGAGCATCAAACTGTTCATCCGAAATAATTGGATTGCCTTCATAATACTTTGTACTTGCGTGTTCTAAAAATTCTCGCATAGTTTCCTCACTTATTTCTATATATTATAGAGGGTTTGAGCAATAAAGTCAAGGATTATTTATAGATTTGGTCAAGAAAATCTTTAAAATGTTCTTCTAGTATATCTTTACTTTCTGCTAAAGATAATATTTCTACTAGTCCAGCAAAAAGCTCTCTTGAATTATCAAAATCTAGTTCCATTGCAATTCCTTCGGGCGAGGGAAGCCACTCCTCTGTAAATGCTAAATAGTATTTACGAAGATGCAGATATTCAATCCCTCGAAAAGTACTGACAGTTAGACGTACCTGAGTTTCTTTAGTCTCATCGTAGTGAATAATTCTCTCATAAACGGCAGGAGTTTCATGTAACTCCATGTTATTTCTCGTTTTTCAAAACGGATGAGAGAGGTACTACACTTGTGACGTTGTCAGGTTTGAGTAGTCTATACGAATCTGTATCCCAACAAAAGAGCAAAAGAGTCCGGTCAGACTCCTTTGCCCGATTTTTCTTTGTCTGGATATAAGGGGTACTAAAGTCTAGTGTGCATACATTATACTTTAGCTTTTTAGAGTTTTCACTTCGGTAAGTGATGATAGCATCACCATAGTCAGTTACTAACTTTGCTAAATCCTCTTTTTTCAATGTTACTCCTTAGGTAGGTTAGCAAAAGTTTTTTTGCTGTCCTATCTCGAAGGAGCGAGAGATTAGCTATTGATTGCCCCAATCACGCCCGCAAAATACTGTGCGGCCTTACCAGTTAGTTTTTCAACTATGTCGTTATCGATCTCAGCACCAACATCTGTGAGAGCTGCAACAAGAGCTTCTTGTGCTGCTGCTTTTGATACTCTGCTACTACCACCATTTGAGGACGTACCAGAACCAGTCGCAGCTGGAGTCTTTTTTACATAGACGCCTGCTTTGCTAAGTATCATTCGTACACCATTTGGTGACTCTTCATACTCATCTGCAATCTCTTTCACAATCTCCATTGAGTTCTCAGGAGTTGGGTTTTGTTCTTCATAGGCTGCTATCACAGCCGCTTTTTTGTCATCATCCCACGCCATTTTGCGCTTCCTTTTTGTTGTTAAACGATACCCTGGGCAAGAACCCAGAGCTTCCAATTGCTGCATATAAAATCTATATCCCATACGCTTCCTTTATTTTGAACATATAGTATATTCGAAAATAACATTTGTGTCAAGAATTATTTTCGTCTAGCTGTCGATAATATTCTTGTGACTCCTCCCATGTACCAAACTTCTTAGCTGGATACATCCAGAATCTTCCCTTGTACTTAGGCTTTGGCTCTTCTTCACCACACCAGTTACAGGGCTCACCTTTTCCTACACCCATTTGACTTTTCTCCACTTTACAATAATGTTCCCACATATTACTTACTACCATCTGGTATTCCTATAAATTGAGTAATTGTACTTACTCGAATGTCTTGCCACTTTTCATTTTCAATATCCCAAGCGACTATAGTTTCAGTGTCATTAGCTTGATTTTGTATCGGTTTATCTACAAGAGTATAGTGTCCAATATGTACTTTATTTGATGTAAGAAGACTCTTAAAAACAATCTTTACATCTGAACAAACTTTTAAACTGTTTAATACTGTTTGTGCCTGTATACTCATATTTTTTGTAAATCAACTCCATATTCTTCAAGATGTTTTAATTTGCCCAGGTCATATGCCAAAGCAAATGCATGAAAGCCACCAATGTCTGGTATTTCCCACAAGTCCGCTTCTCCAGAGGGTTTTTGTCGAACATGAATACCGTAACATTCACATCCATATTTACTTATA